ATAATCCGGAAGGAGGATTAACGATGCCTCGCTTCGAGATCGAGTCTACTTGGCTTCGTCAAGTTACTCCAGAGGACCAGCGCTCCTGCGGTCCCTGCTACGCCTGCTGTGTCTGGCTGGGAATTGAAGAGCTTAAAAAACACACTGGCCAGACTTGCAAGCACCTATCCGGCACTACCGATCCCTCCAAACGCTGCTCCATATATTCCTCTCGCCCCTCAGCCTGCGCGGAATATCACTGCATGTGGCGGGCAGGATGGGGGCCACAAGAATTGAGGCCATATGAGAGCGGGATACTAATTACCTGCTACCAGTCCGAAACCATCCCCAACACCGCAGCCGCAACAGTCAACATCTTCGACAAAGCTAAAGCCTCTCCCCACATCAACGCCGTGATCGGAGAACTCACCACCCTCCCTATCATATCAGAAGTTCGCCTGATATTCGTAGCCGAGAAACGTGCTATTCTCTTCAAAAACGGCCTGATTTACAAATGCAATCTCCTCCCCCAGGAAGGCTTCGAGTCATTGACCTTTGAAGCTCACGATCCACCGATGGGCAAATACGAAGTCCAAACCCGGAGACCAGAATGACCTATCAGGAAAAGGTCCGTGCGAAGGAGCTGCTGAAAAACCTCCTCCCCGAAGCCAGGGCCAAAATGAAATCTACTATCAGAGTAGAAACCCGAACCGCCATGGGCAAAACTCAGGAGCCCTATCTAATCGAGCCCAACCTTGCAGGAGTTCACATCTTCCATGCCAACCTCGGCGGGTGGATCGCTGACATATATTTCGATAACATGCCCCTCGGAATTGCAAACTGCATCGGAACACCCGTCCGCAGTCCCCACAAAACCTATGCAGAAGCCAGAGCAATGGCCATTGAAATGCTCACCCTGGTTCTCGTCAACACCGAGAAAAATCTCCCACCCTCCTCCAAAGCAACTTTCCAGCTCTATGATATGGTCTTCTCTGTCCCCCTGGACGACCTCCAGACACTAGGCACCATGCAGGTTGAATTTGAAGGCGATCTGGGCTACGGGAGCCAAGATCACGCGGTGAGGAGATTGGAAGAGATGTTGAAGCTCCAGTTCGGAGACCGTGAACCTAGTCACGAGACCTTCAACAAGTTAGACATAATCATGCAGACTCATCTATATGCCATCTGCGCCATGTGCCTCCTCTCCGGGGTAATGCGCTATCCTCCGAGAGAACCTGCTATCCTGGAGGAATAGATGAACGAGAAACCAACCCATCCAATTCCTCCGGATCGCTTCGCCACCATGGTTCCTTCTTCCAAAGCTTCGCCGAAGCCTCCAAAGCCTAAACCCACTCGCTACACTATCACCGTCCAGCGACGTGAACGCAGCGGCCGATGGAACCAGGTAGCCACCTGGGCTGTAACCACTGATGAAGAGGATATGAATGGGCCACTTAGCATGGGTCTCAAGCCCAACTATCGAATCCTCGTCAACGCCGGACCACCTCCAGAGGATGCTCCCGTTGAGTGTTGATGAGCTACTAATTGAAGTTTCCCGCAGGGGCCTTCGCCTGAATAATCTGTTCCAGCTCCATGATGGCCGCTGGCAGGCGAATGTCACCGACGGGGAGAAGTATTGGGAATTTGGGAGAGCAAACACTGCAATCATGGCCTTGCAAGCCGCCTTACACATCGCTGCTACCACGGAGGGTGGTTTTGGAGTGAAACCAAAGCCGGAGAAACCGATCTCTACTGGAACCATCAACAACCTGGAGTTCTAACTCATGCCTGCAAACATCGACATTGGCAATCTGACTGACGAAGAAACCGCAGCCCTAGGAACTCGCTGCCTTGAGGCCCTGAGCCTCGCAGAAAAGGTTCAAGCTGTTCTCGGAGCTTTTCATAACAACGATGCGAGGAGTGAACTTATTCAGTGGCTGGAAGAAGCTAATGCCGAGGCTGAAGCTGAAGGTGAGGAGGAGGATGAGGCCTGATCCTTAAATCGACTAGGGACTGATGCCACGTTGAACCATTCAACCTCGTAGTATTGAATGGAGCCTTCCGGCTCCATTCAATCACGAAAAATTGAATACACTGGAAAAGAATTGTGTTGACATACTGTAAGGAATGATGGCATAATGCCATGGCGTCAGTGGAGAGTCACTTCCCCATGTCACTAACTGTCCGCATTATCCAGCACGATTTCCCAATTGACCGGGAATACGTAGAGGGCCACGTTATCACTGAAGGTGAGGCTGCGGCCCTCAACCAGCTTCTGGTAGAAAACATCCGCAACAACTGTTACGGCTGGGTGACGAAGGCCGCCGAGGGAGCAAGTATTTTGCCCCACGAAATCCACTCAGCCCTTCGTCATCGAATTGCTGAATACGCTAAGGACTATCAATTCAAGGTCAGAACCAGATCTCGAACGATGAACCCTCTTGAAGCCACGACCGCAGAACTCGCAAGGCAACATGCTGAGACCTGGGGTAACAGCCGAGGCTTAGGGCCTGGCTCTCCTGGAGTTTATACCAAATACCTTGAGCTTCGGGCCTCCCCCCAAATCCTCGAAGAAGCTCGGAGATTAATCCTCCGACGGCAAGCCGTCGTAAACGAGGCTCTTGAAGGAATACTCTGATGAGCAATGATGATCCGGCTGAGCCGATCAACTGGATGACCGATCCCAACGTGATCGCCACCGTGACGTTCTCACAGCCGAAGATGAACTGGTTGACCCTCATGCCGTCCGGCATCAAGATCGACATGGAGACCGGAGAGGTGGTGATCCCGGAGGGTCTATCTCTCACCGATGCTTCCCGAGCCTTCTGGGAGGCAGTCAGCCAATGGCGTCACGCACCCCCTCTTCAAAACATGGGACGACCAGGATTCTGGTAATGTTCTTCATCCTCTCTCCTGACCACATCCCTGTGCCAGAGCCTGATTTCACAGCCTGGTGCCGGTGGCTAGGAGTTGACTGCAATCGCCACGTTGACTACGATATTATCTCTCCTACCGTAGGTGTCTCCACAATCTTCCTGGGTGTAGACCACAGTCTCCTCGACTCAGTGCCAGTGCTGTTTGAGACCATGGTGTTTGATGAGAAAGGACTTAGTGAACAGCGGCGATATCACACCTGGGACGAGGCCATGGCTGGCCATGCTGAGATTGTCACTCGACTGCGAAAGGCAACCTGATGGCTTGGCGAGAGACCGAAACCCCTATCAACCACTGCATCTACTGTGGCAACTGCAATGACCGTGCAAGTCATCCCGATGATGACTCTATCCCCTCTCCGGGAGACCTTAGCGTCTGCATCAGCTGCGGTGGAATCACTATATTCACAAAAACCCTCACAGTCCGTAAACCTTCCCCCGGCGAGCTAGCTAAGATAATGGCTGATCCCAATATTGGGCCGGTGCTATTGCGTATGCAGTTAGCTGCTCGCTTCCATACAGAGGAGAACCTCTGATGCCCTCCCTCCCGCCAAACCCAGTCCATCCCCTCCGAACCCGCGTGACCACGCCAGATGGCGAAGGCATCATAATTGCCCGCTCCTTCGATCGTCTCATGCGCTATGATGTTGAACTCACCTCCGGCAAAATCTTGAAAGACCTGACCGAAATAACCCTAGCATCCCCGGAGGAACCTCATGCCCTCCCGCCAACATGACCAACTCGTCGCGATCCTAGAAGCAGCTAGCTCCGAGCCCATTGGGATTGTTACCATGGTCAACGACATAACTCGCGCTCGCGCGGCACTCTATCGCGCCAGAGCCACCGAGAACAATCCCGCCTATGCCGATCTCCAATTCCGTGAGTGGCCCTACGATGAGGGCAATCTCGTGATCTGCCATGGAGGACGAGCACCTGAGCGTCGTCCCAATAACCTGGGTTCAATAGACTTGGGCGGCATTCTAGACCTGGACATAGACACGCCATGAGCGATGCACAAAACAAGGCTGCCTCAATAATCACCAGGATGCTTGCTGACGAAGGCAAGCTGCTTGAGGCCGGTTGGCAGGTCTACAGGCTTTTGTGCCTCCGAATGCCTCCCCATGAAAATCGAGAGGATCTCCAGGAAGCTTTCATGGCTGGATGCGAACATACATTCGCCTCGATGATAGGTATGCTCGATTCTGAAGAAGAGCCAACAGACGCTGACATGCAACGCATGAATATGTTACACGCTGAGCTTGAGCCCATCACTGCCAAGCTCAAACTCAAATACGGCCGCACAGCCGGGAGAGCGTGACCTGGCCAAGAAGTCCCGCTTTCCCCAGACTCCTCGCCATATCCTTATCTACGACGAGGATTGGGAGTACCTGGAAACCAGGTTTGGTCCCCAGGGTCTGAAACCAGTCGGTGTCTCGAACGTCATTCGTGCCTTGATCCACCAGCGCGTTCTTGGTTTACGGGAGGCCGAAAACGCCGCTGCTACTCGCCTAGCGCGCGAAGCGCACCAGCATGAAAATCAGCATGAGGAGCCATCCAATGGCAATCCTACCGATCTCGACAGCTTTAGCTGAAGCCCGAGCTGAAAGCATCTCTGAACTCTACTCCCGTGATGTTGAGTCAATGTCCGATGCTGACATTGACCGGATCATCGCAGACCAGCGTTCTCACAGGGAACGAATGGAAAAAGCCGAGGCCATGGGGCAAAAGACTCCACGTGCTGCAAAGGCATTCCATGAAACCAAGGCTCCGGCCCCTGTTAAAAGCCTCGATATTCAGGAGTTAGACTTCTGATGCCCCTTAACGGGGCATTCTCCAGGGAACTGCCAACCCTGCAACTCATCATAGACCAAACTTCTATTGGTCTGTTCAAGGAGTGTCCACGGAAATATTACTACCGCATGATCGAGGGATGGAGCACGAGATCTTTTAACGTTCACCTAAGTTTCGGCTCCTGGTTTCATGAGGGCTGTGAGAAATACGAGCGAGCGAAAGCTACAGGCCAGGATCATCAGGCAAGCCTTCGAGCTGCTGTTCGACATGCTCTATCATCGACGTGGGATAAAAACCTCGGCCGTCCATGGAACAGCGATCACAAAGACAAGAACCGCTACTCCCTCATCCGCACTCTTGTCTGGTATCTGGATGCCCTCGGAGATTCTTCTTACAAAACCGTGCTGCTGGCCAACGGCCAACCAGCCGTGGAACTCACGTTCAAATACATCCCACAAGACTATGAAACCGGGGAGGAATTAACCGCCTTCACCGGGGAGTCAATAATGTTCTCCGGCCACCTGGACTCCATGATCGACCTCCAGGGCGGAGTTTTTATCTCCGATCGCAAGACCACCAGCCGCCGGTTAGGCCCCGGCTACTTCGCCGCTTACACCCCCGACAATCAGTTCTCCATGTACACTCATGCTGGTCATTGGGCCTTCGCCACCGATGTAGCAGGTGTAATCTGCGATGCTGTTCAGGTCACAGCGGGATATTCCCGCTTTGAACGCCAGATCATTTACCGCACCGAGGCGCAGCTTCGAGAGTGGTATGCAGACACGAAATACTACATCAGCCTCATGGGCCGAATGGCTGAGCAGAATCGCTGGCCAATGAACGACAAGGCTTGCTATATGTGTCAGTTCCGGCCGGTTTGTGCCAGGACTCCATCAGCCCGGCAAACCTGGCTAGAGACCGACTACACCCGGGAGGTGTGGGACCCATCAGTTACAAGGGGGGAGTGAGTCAATGACACCCGAACAGGAGATTATTTTAGTCTTGGCTCGTATTAAAGAGTATAAACTTCGGGGTGAACTAGATAAAGGCTTGCAAGATCTTCGATGGGAACTTAACCGAGCTATTGCGTTGATGCTTCAGGGAGAAGAAAAATGAAAACAAGACCAGAGATGCGTCTGAAGGTTGATGGCATCATTCTAGCTTTAGAAGCTAAACGAGATCGTGATTTTCTTGAGGCTAACAAAACAATCGAGGAATGGAAAGAAATTCGTCGTGAGATGCATATCAAACCGAGGACTAGGAAGGCAAAAGAAGAAGTCAAAGCCATACCAGCGGAGCCAAAGAAGCCTTTCCTTCCCGCTCGGCAGAAGATAATGGAAGATCGTGGAGGGCGATCGCCGACCCTCCCCCGAGTTAATTGATCAGATGAGCGACCCTGATCGTCCCTGGGACACTCCAGAGCAACGGAAGGCAAGCTGGAAACAGTGGGCCATGGAACAGGCGGTGAAGCTGCTCTCCGGGAGTCCAAATCCAGATTTAAACCTGGAAGTTGTAGCCCAGCGGATATATCTTTGGGCTGCTTTTCCTGCGAAGTCCAAAGAACCAAAGGAAAAAGATGATGCCAGCTCTTGAAGATCACCACGCCAGCCGTGTCACGAAAGTCCTCGTGATGGGAGACCCTGGAAGCGGAAAGACCGGGGCTCTAGCGGCCCTGGCCGATGCGGGCTACAACCTCCGCATCATCGACCTCGATAACGGCCTAGATGTTCTAAAGAACGTCCTCATGGACCCGAAGAGTCCATATGACCGCGAAGCTTACAAGCGAGTCAAGTATGTCACCATCACCGAGACTCCTTCCAAGATATCTGCTCGCGGGGGGAGTGAAACTCCGAAATCCGCTGTTGTTTGGAACAGGTTGACAGCGATTTTAACAAACTGGAAAACCCCTTCTGAAGACTTAGGCTCCATGACGACCTGGACTGAGAGGGACGTTCTCGTAATCGACTCGTTGACCCTGGCCGGGATTGCGGCTTATAACTTCTCCGCCATCTCTAACTCCGGACCCAAGACCGACGGCCGAATGATCTACTTCCACGCCCAAAACTACCTCGAATACCTCATGCAGTGTCTATACGCCGAAGATGTGAAGTGCAACGTCATTGTCAACGCTCACATCACCTTCGTTGGAGATGAAGTTAACATCGCTCACGGATACCCTATCACAATAGGTTCTCGCCTCTCGCCTAAGATCGGACGCTACTTCAACTCCATGCTGATGATGAAGACAGATGGTAAGAACCATCGCCTCTACACTGTCCCGACCGGATCGAAAGTAGAGCTGAAATCCTCCGCTCCTCTCCGGGTCAAGGACTCGTATGATATAAAGTTCGGCCTCGCTGAGTACTTCAAGGATGTGCAGGGTGAGGTCGAGGCTGAAACACCTAGAATAAGGGCAGTCTGATATGGCACATGATCCTTTGCCTGTGCATGGGTATAAACCCCAGGACTCACAGAGCATCATGCGAGTGAATGATAACAAGCTCCTGGAGGAACAGGTACTTAGTGTTCTCGATGAGATGTCAGCCTTTCCCAGCGACTTCGATCCTCGATGGACTGCTCTCGCGAGAACTCACATCGAACTCGGTTTCATGGCAATGAACCGGGCTGTATTCAAGCCTGAGCGTGTGAAACTGCCATAACCAAAACCCAAGCAGCGGGAGCCGATGATGGGTTCGGCGCTCCGATGTGTGGCTCCCGAGCATCTCCGCTCGCGATCGGGGGCAGGCCCTTTGGGCCAAAGCGTGAAACCCTAGCATGAAAGACCAAACCAAATGCCTGATTTCTCTGCACTTCTACGCAAGCCAGCTGGCGAAGCGAAGCGTCCTCCGCCTCTCCCAGTGGGAGACTACGCGGGGGTTATCAAGAGCCACGAGGTCGGAGACAGCAACCGCAATCGGACTCCTTACGTCAGGTTCGGTCTTGTTCTGACCGAGTGGCCCGAGTCGGTCTCCGAAGCTGACCGCCCGGAAGGCGTGGACCTGAACAAGCGTCAGCTCCGCAAGGATTTCTTCATCACTGACGAATCTCTGTGGCGTCTGGATGAGTTCATCCGGTCTTGTGGAGTTGAGCCCAACGGACGGGTCTACGAGGAAGTCCTCCCGGAGTTGATAGGTCAACCCGTGACGGTCGAGGTTCTGCACTACATCAACCAACAGACTGCCGAAGTTGGAAACAATACTGGCGCCGTAGTCGGCCAGTTTAACGGCAAGTAAACAGGGAATGACCCTGATCCTTTGGAGCTAAGGATCAGGGTCATCTTGTTTTTGGGGAGATTCACTCGTGCCGATCACCGACTCCTATGCCCGGTTGCCCCTCGATGCCATTTACATCGACCGAGACGGGCGACAACGCCGTGAGATTGAAACTAAAGGCATCATCGAGTCCATCCGCTTACGCGGAGTTCTCAATCCCATAATCGTAGAGCGTGGGACCGAGGGTGGTCTGCATAAATTGACCGCCGGAGAGAGGAGATATCGGGCCTCCTGCGAACTGGGGCTGCCGGATATCCCAGTCCGCTTTGCAGATGAACTATCTCCTTCCGAGGCCATGATTTTTGAACTCGAGGAGAACATCAAACGCCAAAACCTATCCTGGCAAGACGAGGCCAGGGCAATAGAGCGCATCCACGCCCTCTACTGCGAAGTCGATCCTGCATGGACCAGAGATAAGACTACCTGGGAACTGGGCTTCGCTAATAAGGGCATGGTAACAATTTATCTCAATGTTGCAGCCCAGCTCGACACCAACACTCAGGTAATCAACGCTACCACCCTCCGAGAGGCGTATAACATCGTCAATCGTAAAGCGGCTAGAGAGGAAGCTGCTAAGATGGACGAGCTTCTATATGCCGAGCCTCTAATCCCATCCACGGGCTTTGGCCCACTAATCCCGACAGCAACTCCAAAGGATGCAACACTCGAAACTCCTGTAGAATTGCCCGAGGAGCCAAAGCATGACTACCGCATTGACGGAAACCCCGCCAAAAACATTCTCCTCGAGTCCTTCATATACTGGGCTCCAAAATATACTGGCCCAGCATTCAACTTCATACACTGTGATTTCCCTTACGGCATCGGAGTCTTTGATGGTCCGCAGAGCGGCGAAGGCCGCCACGGATCATATGATGACTCGCGAGAAATCCATTTCAAACTCCTTGAAACCCTCCTGGTTCACTTTGATCGTTTAGCCTCCACATCCTGTCATGTCATCTATTGGTTTAGTATGCAGCATTATGATCGAATTAGGAGGATGGTAGCAGAGCTGGCTCCGGATTTAACGATCTGGCCACATCCCCTGGTTTGGCACAAGACCGACAACACCGGAATTGCCTCCGATCCTCGACATGGCCCGAGACACGTCTATGAGACCGCTCTATTCATGTCCCGTGGAAAGAGGCCGGTTGTGAGAATGGTCTCGGATGTCTATGGAGCCCCAACAGACAATTCCCTCCACATCCACACGAAACCGGAGCCGATGCTTCGATACTTCTTCCAGATGCTCGTTGACGAATTTACCGTCTTCCTCGATCCCACCTGTGGCAGCGGATCATCTATCCGCGCCGCCGAGAGCCTTGGGGCTCGGACGGTTGTAGGGATGGACACGGATGAGACGATTGTTGGACAGGCTCGGATGGCCCTGAGGCAGTCGAGAGCTAAGAGGACGATCAGCAATTTAGTGTTTTAACGTAACGATTCTCCATACAAAATAGAAAAATGCCCCACGAACCTCTATCTCCATTCGTTGGCTGGAGTGGCCCTCGCAATCCCAGGCTATTAATCATCGGCGAGGCCTGGGGTGAGAATGAGTATCAAACTCGCCAGCCGTTTGTCGGGATATCAGGGATTGAACTCTGGAGGATGCTCGGTGAGGCGATACCGGAAGTGGCTCCTGAGCAGCACGCGGCATCCCTCCGCGAAGCCTACAACCTCGGCAATCCCTGGATCAGGAACCGTAGGACCTGGCTGGATATCGCTGGGATCGCTTTCACCAACGTTCTTAACCTTCGACCACCAGCGAATAAAATTGAAAGTCTCTGCTGTGGCAAATCCTCCCTCCCGCCCGGATACAGTGCCCCATCGTTGGCCAAGGGGCTTTACCTGCGTCCTGAGTACATGCCCGAAGTCGAGCGATTGCTTAAGGAGCTTGATATTGCTCGGCCCAACTGCATTCTTGCAGCAGGAAATACAGCATGCTGGGCGTTACTGCATACTACTAACATTAGTGCGATCCGTGGAGCAGTCACACACTCGGTCGTGGCTCCTACTACCAAAGTCCTACCAACATTCCATCCTGCGGCAGTTCTTCGTCAGTGGGCTTGGCGGCCTATCACGGTGGCTGATATCATCAAAGGCTATCGCGAGGCGGCTTCGCCAGAGCTGGTTAGGCCTGAGAGACAAGTCATAATCAACCCAGAAATGCACGAGATTATTCAATGGCGAAATTGGATTTTGAGCGAAGGTAGGCCAGAGCTTTTAGCTGTGGACGTGGAAACAAAGTGGCAGCAAATAAGCTGCATTGGATTTTCCTGGCACCGTTCCGCCGGTATCTCCATTCCCTTCATGGTCCGACCCCAGCTGCATTATTGGGAGACAGCAGCAGATGAAAAATCTGCTTGGATGGTGGTGAGGGATGTACTTGAGTCTGATATTCCTAAGCTGTTTCAGAACGGCCTGTATGACATGCAATACATACTCCGATGGGGGATGCGTCCTGCTAATCTGGCCCATGATACTATGTTGCTGCATCATTCTCTATATCCTGAGCTTCGGAAGGGACTAGGTTTTTTAGGCTCGATCTACTCGAATGAAGCCGCCTGGAAGATGATGGGCCGGCCAAAGGCTGATACGGTGAAGAGAGATGAGTAAAGAACTGACTCCTGGAGCCAAGGGAATGCAGGATTTAGCGGAGGTTATCGCTAATGCAATCCTCGCCTCCTCAATAAACGGTGATGCCGAGTTAATTCTCAAGACCTTATGTATAGTTGCTGGTTCTGTTATAGATTTAGCCTGCAAGGTCGGCATCTATCCAGACCCTGAGATCATTATTAATCAGATGGGCACGGTAATGCGAGAGGTTATAGCTATAAGGTATGCGAGATGAATAGAGAAGACTTGTATAGCATCATTAATGAGTTAAAAGAGGCAATCAAGGCTCTTGAAGCACCGTTCCTTGCCCTCCCAGAGCATGGATTATCATCAGAGTCTGAGGCTTATCGTCGAGGTGCTAGAGATGCCTACATAATAATCCTGAAGGCTCTTGAGGAGGTTGAATGATGCCAGTCATTGATGAAGTCTATCTCGGTGACGGGCTCTACGCTCGCTTCGATGGTTATCAGATCATACTTCGTGCTCCTCGAATAGGCGGAGACCACTGGGTTGCGCTTGAGATGCAGGTCTTTGATGCGCTCCTGGCATTCGAGAAAACTATCGTAGCAGCAGTAGAAGCAGAGCTTAAAAAATGACCCTGGTTCCCTCCAAATTCGACGGCTGGCTCAAAGCCGAGCCCGATGAACCTACCTTCACACTCCTAGCCCGCGATCGCCGGGCTTCTGAGATGGTAAAACAATGGGCCTATGAGCGAGAACGGGATGTCGTGACAGGCCGAAAGCCTCAGGGCGATATGGAGCAGGTCCGAGAAGCCCGGAGGATCGCTCGTTTGATGGAACGCTGGTATGAGGAGAGACAGGCAAGATGGAACCCGTGACCAAGAAAGAGATGCTTGAGCTTATTCTTCATCAGATATTAACCATCGAAGAGCTTACACTTGATCCAGACAGTATACTAAATCGTCGCCTTGAGGTTTTCAAAGCCATTTTCCTCAAACTCCGAATGGAGGAGAAGGAGTGATTGTTAAGACCCACCACCTCACTCCCCACTCCATCGCCATGATGCCGGGCAACGATCGCCTGCAAACCTACAACGGCCTCGACTGCTGCCTGACCCTCGAAGTGTTTGAAGAAATCTCCCGCCAATTCAACGCCCCACCAGAGATTTATGACTTCGAGCGGGCTCTCCAGGCCCCCTACCTGGAGATCATGCTTCGAGGTTTTCGAGTCGATCGAGTAGGTCGCAATCAGGCAGCCACCGAGCTTCGCGGACGAATTGAAAACCTCCAGACCCGCCTAAACCGATTGGCCTCTGCTGTCTGGGACAAGCCCCTCAATCCCCGATCCCCAAAGCAACTCCAAGAGTTCTTCTATGGCTCAATGCGCCTGCCAGAGGTTAAGGTAGGGATCAAGGGGGAATGGAAAATCTCCACCGCCCGAGAAGCTCTTGAGAAGCTAGAGGAGAAATACCTCCATGCCCGCCCATTCGTCAACGCTATCCTGGCAATCCGAGACCTCGGCAAACAACTCGCAGTCTTTGACACTCAAATTGACGCTGACAGTAGATTCCGCACTTCCTATAACATCGCAGGAACAGAAACAGGTCGCCCTTCTTCATCCGAAAATGCTTTTGGTACTGGAGGAAATGCTCAAAACATCGCTCCGAGTCTTAGATACGTGTTTGTCTCCGACCCCGGATACCGATTAATTAACGTTGATCTCGAACAAGTGGAGGCTCGTGATGTCGGATTCCTGTGCGGGTGCCTATTCGACGACTGGGTTTTTCTTGACTCTTGCGAGTCAGGGGATTTGCATACCGCTAACGCCAGACTCATTTGGCCTCATCTTGGTTGGACCGGAAACATCAAATCAGATCGCAAGATTGCTGAAGGTCAATTTTACCGAAACTTCAGTTACCGTGACATGGCAAAGAGAGGTTCTCACCTCTCAAACTACGTCGGTACAGCACAAACGGCTTCAAGACATCTCAAGGTGCCTCTGGAGATTATGGAGGAGTTCCAGGCCAGATACTGCAAGGGTAGAACAGCTGACCCGAAGCGAGGGCTCAAGGCTATTGTGCCTGCTTACCCTTCTATTCCCAGATACTGGCAATGGGTGGCCACCGAGTTACAGTCTACCCACCTCCTTACCAACCTATTCGGCCGACGCAGACACTTCTTCGGTCGCCCGAACGACGATGC